AATTTTATATTATTAATAATATTCCATTTTTCATTAAGAGAATCAACTACACTAGACTTAGCAGTAGTAGTGAGGTTATCCAATTCACCTTGCTCTTCTGATATTATATTAGTCTTTTCAACCCAAAGTCTAAAATCGTCTTTTTTAGTTACTGTTTGCATTTTCTAAACTCTCAAAACCAAATATGTTTATTCTATCTTCTGATAAATTATTTTGCGGGCCTTCAATTCTATAAAGAAGTTTCCCTTGAGTTAATTGATATAAAGATGCAGCTAACCAAACAACATTATCACTAAAAGCATTATTACAAGATATATCCCAATATTCAGAATCAGGTGCAAGGAATAAACATGACCCTTGACAAATTTGTAGTACTGGACAAGTTGTACAATCTTTTCTATCAGACCAATGTGTTCCAGAATTAATTTTAATCTTTGCTAATCCTTCATCACCGTCAGCAATATTACCAATCTTATGACTTATCCCTGCTGTATTAGATGATGATGCTGTAACATTTTGACAAGTGGTTACATCACCATTCATATCTATAGCCATGGTAGTAGGTTCATCCATACCACATTTTTGATTTAACATACTAGCTGGTCTTTGTGAATGTAATGACATAAGAAAATTATCAATCTTTTGTTGTTGAATATTAAAAGATCGTGTTTTATAATTAATAATTTCACTAATTGCTTTTTTCCTATATCCCATATGTTCTTCAGGCGTATTCCAAGACATATTTTTTCCACCCTCATCATACGCATCTACAGTACCACCTTCACCTATCATAATCATACCAACTTTATTTAAAAACCATTTTGCAATATCACCCCGACTATCATTATGTTTATGAACCATACTATTAAAAGACATTTTCGCTTCCATCTCACCAGTTTCTTCATTTTTACAATGAGCACGTTTGTTTATTAACTTCATAATCATTTTCTTTTTTTCTGGATCATCAAAAGGATCAGGGCCTCTTGTAGGTTGACCTGGCCCATCATGTGAAATAGATATACGAATATCATATTTAACAATCCAATCAATTATCTCATCATTAAACATTGAACCATTTGTAATTACACTAAATGTAGATGAAGGAAACTTTTCACGCAATTTTATAACTAAAGGTTGTAGAGTTTTCCAATATAGAAAAGGTTCTCCACCCCATAACTCAAAATGAACTTTTTCATCAACTGTTATATTGTCAAACTTTCTAACATACGCATTTACTTCTTCATCACCAATATGGTATTGATCGGACGTATCCAAATGATCGTCTTTGTTTCTTGGTACAAATCTTTGAGAACAATATTCACAAGAATAATTACACTTCAAACCCATTTGTATTTTTATTTTCTTTAAATTTTGCTTACCAGCACCCATGTTATAGTAATCATCCCAATCATTAAATACTGATTTTGGAACAACAATGTCTCCGTTCGCTTCACGCAATTCAGAAGTCATATTATCATAAGTTAAATAATATTCTTCATCTTCTTGTTTTTTTATATCTTGTAAATAGAATTTAAATTGCGCCATATTAACCTCTGAATGTTTTTAGAAGTTCATTATATCCATGTGATATAATTCTAAAATTCACCACAATACAAATTCTTGTTCCTGTACCAAGCCAAGGGTTTGTCTCATGCCAAACATAATTGGGATGTATAATTGTTAATCCAACTTGAGGACAAACAGAATAAACCTTTTCCCAATATGGATATGAAATTGCTGGGCGAGGGTCTTGAAATAAAACTTGATGTGTACCATTTCTAGCAGATTGTTCTTGACCAATTTTAATTTGATCTGCAAGATCAATATCATCATCACCCATTTGTAAATAATGAACTAGCACTCCATTGATATCCTGATGGTAGTGTGGATAGGTTCTAGTTCCGCCAACACTACTATCTTGCTGTACGTTTCCAAAACATCTTCCTTCAATAATCATATCATTCGCTTGTCGTATTCCCCAACCATATCGAATGTAATAACGAATTTGTTGACAAGCTATTTGTTCAAATTCTAATATAGATTGTTTTTCATTTGGAAATTCATCCATATCTTTTTCATCAAAAAGATTATAATGCGTAGTAGCATAAAATCCTTTTGCTTTTGCCATTGAATGAAATTCTGGTTCTTTCTTTTTAATATCATCCATGTTCAGTTCTTTTGCTATTAGAACCTTACATAAATCCTTTCTCATTTTTTCTGGAAACTGACTATTCATTTCCAGAAATGGTGTAGACCATTTTTGATCTATTTTTGTGAATTTATGAAACGGATGATCTGACGTATCTTTTTCTTCTGGTTTTAAATCTTCCCAATACTGTACGTGCTCTGGTGTTCCTTCTCCTACTGAATCCCTAAGTCCAAGTGGTTTTTCTTCTGTCTTGAAAATTCCCATCTTAACTCCTCATCATATTTGTTAAAGATAATATGAGGGGCGTTATAACGCCCCTCATCTCCATATCATATATTAAGCTACAGTATACTCTACGTCTGCAACACCAGTATAATTTCTAAAACCAATCTTCACTTTAAACATATCACCAGATTCCATTCCTAACGCACCGACTCTAAATGAACCAGTACCGTTTGTTATACTAACACGTTGACTTGGTAAATATCCACCAGTATGCTCAAGATAAATATCACTTGCATGATTAATAGTAGAACCATCACTATCAACCATTTTAAATTCAACTGTATCATAACCATCAGCATCAATAGAACCACCACCACTTGTTACTGCAATACTAGGTAATGCTGTTCCCATATCTGAAAGATAATTATATCCATCACCAACTGTCCAATCTCCAACATTCGTACTGAATCCAGCACTTCTGTTATATTTCATGGTGATTGAACAATCCGTAAATGTAGTATCAGTAAACGGTTGATATACAAATAATGAAGCGGGAGCTCCATAACGGCGTGATTCACGCAAAGGATGACCTTTTGTAACTTTAGAAACAGCCAAAGCATTGTGTGAAGGATAAGCGGGATAGTGATACACAGAGATATTATTTTGAAAAAAAGTACGAACCATAGTTGCACCAATACCTATTGTCCAACAAGCTGCATCAGAATGCTCTCCACCCAAAACAGAAGGATCGGTAGGATCAATCCATGAGTAAGAACCACATCTCCAATATGTTCCTGCTAATCTTACCGCATAATCGTCACGAATAGCAGCAGGAATATTAGGGAGAAAATCTTCACCACGCATTTCTGCTCCACCACCAAAACGTGCAGTAGGAAATTTTGAATGGTAAACACCCTGAGAATCAACAGGCAAATTCATATATCCTGTATTGTGACCTATAATCAAACTTCTCTCCTGTCCACTATCAATTTGTGATTCTGTACCAGCATCATACATTTCTTCGTCAATTTGATTCCAAGTTTTTAAACAAATATTATTATCCTGTACCAAAAGTTCTGTGTGAACTGGCATCGATAAACTATCATACATTTTTCTAAACATCATACATACTCCTTACTTTAAATAGTTAAAATTTTTAGATGATAGTTACTTAGCAATTACAGGCACAAGCACAGGCACACGCACCAGGCGTTAAAGTTATATGAGAGCCACTATAACCTAATGATCCACCAAAGGAAGAATTTGCACTTCCACTTGCAGTTATAAGTGTACCAGCACAATTTGAACCAGAATAAGTTCCAGTACCAGAACAATTAGCACAATTAGTGTGATTAGTACAATTAGTTGTCCAAGCTCCATCACCACGCAAATAAGTGGAAGTGTTAACAGTTCCAGTGCCAAGACGAGCAGCAGGAATAGTTCCTGAAGTAATATTAGAACCGATTCGTGTATCTGTATTAGCGTGAGCTGGTACATTTAAAAGCGTGTTCCAATCAGAAGCTGGCACATTGTCTAAATAAGTAGTGTCAACATCTCCGCCAGAGTCAATCATATCAGCGATTTGTCTTGCAATAGTCATTTTTTTATTCCTTTTTAAATTTTGTTGATAATATTAATATATTATATGATATAAATATAATTGTTATGTTTTAATCATAGGTTTAACTAGTCCATTATTATTGTAAGTATTAACACGATAATTAATTACAACACACGCTCTGATACCCTTACCCACGAAAGTATTAGATTCGTGCCAAATATAAGCAGGATGTAAAATTGTTGTTCCAACTTTAGGAACATAATCTTTTGCCTTAGTGTTATAAGGATAGTTAATAGCAGGTCTAGGGTCTAACAATAATAACGACCCATTTGTTTCATAAGGCATATCCTCTTTCTTTAAATCAAAGTCAGCGTAATTTGCAACTGTCCCATATTTTTCTTGAACATTTATTTTTTCTAAATCATCATCCCCTTCAACATCACTAGTTAAAGTGAATTCGCCCCCAAGTGTTAAATATGTAATCATAACACCATCAAAAGCATGATGGTAATGTGGAAAAGTTCTTCGGCCAGTTGTTTGCATATTACCAAACCCCCGACACTCAATATCTAACTGATCAGCATTCTCTACATTGTAAGCTTTTGCGACATAGTAACGTATTAATTCACTCGATATTTCTTCATAACCTTTTATGTGAGGATTATTCTCGCTCTCATCAAAAAGATTATAGTGATTTCTTTCAAACTCAGCCGTCATGGTTCTCTTGTGAGTACCCATTGTTGTACAATAACCCTTAGAAGCAATATATTCAATCAATCCTATCCGCATCGCTTCTGGTAAGTTTAACTCAATTTGTCCTATAGGCGTAACCCATTCGTGTTTTAATATAAAATTTCCATCTAAAGGATGTCCACCAAGATACTTATCTTGGCTTTGTAAATTTTCCTTAGACATTACATAAGGGGTTTCCATATACTTACCTATTCGTTAACAAAAAACATGAAACTCTACTCTATCAACCGTTTCAAGTGGTAGACCACCAATTAAAGTTACATCCGTTCCATTAGAAGCAGTAAAATCTGTTACGTTAACTAATTTAATACCATTTAAAAATACTGTTATTCTTCCAACCATATATACAATTGGAAATACTGTTTGTCCCGCTGTAGGCGTAATTGTTGTTTCAGTCATTACAGACGTAAAACTTATTGTACCTGCCCCATCAGTTTGTAATACTTGTCCGTCCGTTCCTTCACTAAGATATAATTCATTAATACCAATTGTATTCGAAGCAATTTGGGCAGTAGATAGTGTTCCTGTTAGATCACCTCCTAAAGTTAGATCAGCAGTAATAAAAGCTAATGATCCGTTGCCATCAGTAGATAAAATATCTCCGTTATTGCCATCAGCTACGTCCAACTCACCTATCCCAACAGTATCCGCAACAATTTGTGCATTTCCTACAGTACCACTTAAATCCCCACTAATAGGAATAGCAGAGAATGAATTAACAACATATTCTGTTGTTGCTATCTTAGTTGAATTATTTCCAACCGATTGTGTTACCCCTGTAACAGTAGAAGTTAATGTTCCAGTATAACTTCCAGTTATACTAATATTACCTGTACCAACAATATCATGTGTATTTAAATTTAAATCCGCTCCGAGTTCTGGCGAGGGGTCTTCAACTACATTTTCTAACGAACCAGTAGTTTCTATTTCATTTATAGCGTTTACTAAAGATGTCTTATCTGTAGTAGACAAGGTAGTTAAATCACCACCTTGAGTAGCTACAGTATTGGTCTTTATTCGCCATTCATCGAAGGTATCTATTAAATTTACAGTTACTATAGACATTATTTTTTACTCTTTTTATTATTTATAATTCTAAAAGGTTGTATTTACGTTTTAAACAAATAAAAATAATTATTTTTATGCTCCACCACCACCAAAAGACATCCATTCAGGAGCAGTACCAGAAGCGTTCATTACTAATGTAGCATCAGCTGGGCCCGCTGCTAATACTATCCATTTCGTTCCATCATACCACATCATGTCACCAGTTGCTTGACCAGTTATCTCAATCTTTTCACCATCAACTGATTCAAAAGTTATAGTACCACTACCATCAGTTGTTATTACTTGTCCATCTGTACCATCAGTTAACTCTAGTTCAGCAACACCAACACTTGGCGGAATGAATGATAAACCACCAGCGCCATCGGTAGTTAAAACAGTTCCAGCAAGACCATCACTAGTATCAAGTTCAATAACACCAACTGAATTAGAAGTAATACTGCCTGGTGCAGTAAAACTTATTTGACCATTTCCGTCTGTTTGTAAAACATCACCACCAGTTCCATCTGCGGTTGCTAACTCACTAACATTAATTTGATTTGAAAGATTAATATTAGATGCATCAGCTTTTGCTAAAGAATGTCCACCTAAAGTTGTGCCGTCATGTACCACAACTGTATTGGTTGTTGTATTAATAGTTATTTCGCCTAGGGCGCCTGTAAACGAACCATGATCGGATGTAGTTCCCCTTCGTCTTTTTATTTCTTTAGTCATAAGATTTAACCTTTTTTATTTATTCCAATAACCTTTAGGACATTTCGATCTTTTAAACAATGTTTTCGCAGGCATATAACAACTACATACTTTACATTGTCTTAAAGATTTTCTAAATTCAGAACAATCCTCACATACCGCAAATCGTTCTGCTTGAATTTCTTTTTCTATTATTCCACTACTTACGCTTGTTACTAAATCTTTTAATTTAATAATTGAGTCATCACGAATTTCCTGCCATGTCATACTATTTTCACGATGTGTCTGAATACGTTCTTTTTGTCTTGCTTCACTTGCAGTTTTCATAATTTATTATGTTAAAACTTTCCATGTAACATTATCTTCATCCCATTCATATACATGATTAATTGAACCAGAAAATTCTACTTTCTCCTCTGGTAATGGATACAAAATAGGAGCATCCCATTGACAAGTATCTTCATCTAATATCCATGATGGATAAGGTTGTGGGGGAATAAACGCATCTCTGTCTTTATCATATGTATAACCTAAACCAGCATAATTTTTTCTTAATGGTGTTCCACCAAGCTGATGTTCTCCACGACTAGTATTGTATGAAGTCTGAATCCAACTACTTGGATCACCAAACCGACCAGTATTAACGGTTTCTTCATCAATTCTAAGAACCTTTATAACTATATTATTCTCATCTATTTTAGCATAATGTGCCATATCTATACCTTGCTATAAAAATGTGTCATACAATATCTACCTAATCCTTGATCTCTATATTTACTTTCTAATTTTACTCTATCAACCTCATGTAAATAATAACTTGGAAACATTATCATTCTGTTATGTATACACTCGACTATTTTATTCGATTCTGGAAATCTTAAATTTCCACCTGTAAATTTTTTTGGTTCTTTATAAAACCATATTAAAACTGTATGCATAAAAGAATCAAAATGTTCTCCATAATTATTTTCATCTTCATAATAACTAACTACTGAACAATCATTATTAGTGTTTTCAAACTGTCTTGCAGATGGTGTCGTATTTCTATAATTTCTTATAACTTCTGGTAATAATATTTTTTTATATACTCTTAATATATTTGAGTCTTCTCTATTATCTGGATACAGTTCTTCCAAATAAAGTCTATTTAAATTCGCAGCTGGACTGACACCATAACCATCTTCCAACTTACCATCTGAATAAAGATTTTCTTTTCTATAATATTCAAGTGCTTCCCAAATTTCTAATTGCTGATCATCCGCATAAAAATCATCAATCAACATATAAGGAAATACTTTATTGTCCGTACATAATGTAAACTTCATAATATTTTTACTTAAAAATTAATTTAGCCACCTAATCCAAGTGTTTGGTTAACATCATATCTAATAACTACTATACCCGATCCGCCTGCATTTACAGGATTACCAACACCAGCGCCGCCACCAGTATTTACAGCTCCACCTATACCAGTACCGCCGCCGCCAATTCCACCAGCAGCTGAACTTGGCCCATTACCACCGCCTGCGCCTCCGCCACCACCAGCATAAGGAATATCCGAACCAGTTCTATAATTATTTTGCATCCCTGCTCCGCCTGGGCCTGCAGCTGCACCATTAGTTTGTCCTTGTCCACCAACAGCAGTACGCCCGCCTCCGCCGCCTCCAGCACCTAATCCTCCAGAAGAACCGTGACCATCTCTGTCGCCACCGCCTCCGCCATTATTTCCTTGTCCAGGCGTTCCAGCTCCGCCAGGAGTTGTACCCATATTTCCCGAAGCACCGCCTCCGCCCGAACCACCTGTAAAACCAGAAGCTCCTCCACCAGAGCCTCCACCAATTGTTATAACACTAGACATACTTCCTGTATTAGCTATAACTGAAGAAGCATCACCCTGACCGTTTGCACCTGAGCTACCAGGCCCGCCACCGCCAACTTCAACATCATAAGTACCAGCAGTAACAATCACATTAGTACTTACAAGCATTCCGCCTGCGCCACCGCCGCCGCCAAAAAATCCACCTTCAGCAGAACCGCCCGAAGAGCCAGCGCCGCCGCCACCAGACACAACCATAACATCTATATATCCATCTCCTATTACAGTAAATGATCCAGTAGATGTAAATGTACAAGCTCTATAATCTGTATTATTTTGAGTATAGGTTGTGCAATCTAATCCACCTTCGATCTCGAAAACGCCTCCTCTACCTTCCATAGTAACATGATGACCTTGATTAATAAATGCCATATTTTATACCTTACATTTCATCATAAAACTTAAACCAGTTCCAGCAGCACTAGAACCAATTTGTGTAACTGTAAAAGAAATTCTATCACCAGCAACAAAACTAGTTATAGACAATACACCAACAGTAAAGTTGTTTGCATTACTTCCAGCTGCAAACTTTGGTTTAGTAGAATAAATTGTATTTCCGTTTTTCAATATGTCAAAAGTTAAATCAGAACCAGTTGGAGCACCACTAACGTATGCTTGTTCACCTTCAAATGTTCCAGTTCTTGCCATAACCATTTCACCATACTTTTGAGCAACTATATCTACTGGAAGCATTTCAATATCATAACCTGCTATGAAAGATATGTCATATGGTTTAGCTGCATGAGTATGACTAGTAGGATCAATGTTAAGAACTCTAAAACCATCAATCTGTGGCAAAGTTCCAGTTAACTTATCAGCATTCATTGAAAGAATCTTATCATTTGTTACATTGGAATCTTTTATCTTAATAGTTTCAACAGAATCCGTTGCAAGTTTGTCTAGGGTAACATTTGCATCAAGAATATGTATTGTCCGAACAGAATCCGTTGCAAGTTCAGCCTGGTCAACAGCACCAGCATTAATCTGAATATTTCCAACTGTACCATTAACATCACCACCAACCGATGACAGACTAATATCAGCTGAACTTTCAAAACTAATTACACCAGCGCCATTTGTAGTAAGGATTTGCCCTATTGTACCCTCTTGTAAATTAAGTTCATTAATCCCAATCGAATCAGCAACAATCTGGGCGTTTCCAACAGTACCAGAAATATCGCCACCGACTGTTGCCGCAGATATATCTGGTTGATTAGTAAAACTAATAATACCAAATCCATCCGTTTGTAATACTTGGCCAGGCGTTCCTTCGTTTAAATTTAATTGAGCAATACCAACTCTATTGAGAGCATTACTCAAGTCCTCTCTTGCTAATGGAAACCCACCTAATGTAACATTGTCATGTACAACTACTGTATCCTTATCCAAGTCAATAGTTATTTCGCCTTCTGCACCTGTAAAGGTTGAGTGATGGGCGGTAGTACCCCTTCGTCTTTGTATAATATTAGCCATTTTGTTTTCCTAATAATTGTCCAATCATTTCTTTAAGTTCAGCGATATCTCTTTTCATATTATTTATATCTTTCATTTCAACTTCTTTTCTCTTACGTTCAATCTTATAATTTTCTAATGCGTTCCTATTTGTACTAAGAAGTGCTTTAGAATTTATATCACGTTCTAATTTTTTGTTTTCAATTTTTACAGTTGTCATATTTTTATGCCAAAGCAATACTTCTTAAATCTTTAATAAGTGGAACTTTAGTTGTTGAAGCAGAATTCATAACAATCTTAATCGCAAAAGTTTTAAAATTATCATATGTAACACCACCAACAGTATAACTAGTATTAGCTGTTGTTGGCCCATATTCAAGTTCAATATATTCATCCTCATCTTCACTTGCTGAAATAGTATTTACATTTGTTAATTCTCCCATCACTACCCAATTCTTATCATCAAAATTTTCAGAATCAAATTGTGATAATACTTTATAATAACAAGTAACACTAGAACCACTCTGTCTATTCACGGTCATATAAATTTTTAAATCTTGTGCATCAAAACCATCTTTCAAAGTAACACGGCGTGTTAGGTATCTTGCAGTTGCATCTCCACCCTCTTGTGCTTCTTCATTAGTTGCCAAATTATTAATAATATTTTCAACAGTAATTACACTATTTCTTGCAGTATCAATTACAGGACTAATATGAGGACTAGCTGAAACTAATGCAGCCTTAGATATATAACTACCAGCACTAGTAGTGATCTTTTTCTGATGAGGAAGTATATAATTACTATTTTGAGTAATAGGAAAATAATCATTGTCCATAAGACTTGCATCTACACTAGTCATCTTTAGTCCCCAATTGATATTAGTACCGTTTATTCTAACCTCTTGAGGAACTATATCAATAATATCTGCCTTAAATTCAGAAGAGCTTGTACCATCTTTGAATATTGCATCAGCAGTTGCACCAATAGTAAAATTTGCTTTATTAATTTTAAACATCAAGTCTTGGTTCTGATCTGGACTCCATGTTGATGCATTTTGTGATTTAAAGAATACACCAGCATAAGGCTGTTCTGAAACTTTTCTATTTGTCCCAATAATATTTTCACCCATCTCTGCAATATATGTTTCATACTTTATACTATTACTTATTACGGTAATTGCATATTCACCAGGCTGTAAGTAAACCAATGATGGGAATGTAAATTTTGTAGCAGTCGTTGCATCCTCACTAGTATTAACACTTGATGGATTTAAACTAACAGATGAAAATGGTAAAATCGTTTGAGATGGATAACCATTCAAAGTATCTCTAATTTGTATTTCTACTGGGAGTCCATCTGTATCTTTAGTTTTAAAATATAAATCAATATCTGAAACAAAAATACCATCAGGATATAATGCACCATCAATAAGAAACGTCTGTGCTAAAGGATCGTTCCATCCTATAACAGTATTTCTTGTAAAGGTATTTGTCGTTGTTCTAAACTCTGTAGCACTACCCATACCAAGCTGTTGTATTCTAGGAACTCTGGATGCGATTACAACATTTTCTCTTGTCTGCAATAACCCTTGTGCCTGATAAACAACTTCACCATAAGTACCAGCAGTAATAAGATTTCCATCTGTATTATCAGTTAACAAAAATTGACGTTCCCCAGTTCTAAATCTTAGTGTATCTGTATTAGGAATTGTAAATGTTAAACCAGAAATAGAACCAGCAGAATTGGTATATATCTCTCCACCTAATGTACCGCCACTTGGGGTACAATGTGCTGAAACTGGTTCTCCATCAAAGAAAGAATATACTCTGGTGTTAGGTTTCATTCCTGTAACACTAATTACTATATCTCTTGAACGAATAAATGGAACAATAGAAACATTTGTTATTCTATCACCAATACTATTTCTTACTGTATCTGTCCCAACAACTTCGTTACGAATACCAGTTCTACTTTGTCGTTGGTCAACTCTTACAGTTTGTCTTTGAATAAGAGCACGACCAGCCCAAAACGCTCCACCAGTGTTTGTGACTCTTTCATTTCTTCCAGTACCATTATCTTCCCAATCATTAAATTGCGTTCCGAATCCTAAACCAACAAGTCTTGACCACGCATCATTCTCTCCTTGAAGATTAACAACTACTTCTGGTTGCGTATTAGTATCAACCCAATTATCGTTTGGAGGCGCCATGTCAACCGTACCAACCCACGCTAATACAGCATATGGATTTACATTAATAGATTTACTTGCGATTGGTTGATCTACAAAAACACCAACTGTATATGGAAGTGTAATCATATCGCCAGTTTTTTGTACACCAGTAGATGAAGAAGAATCATAAATAACATCTGTAATATTGGAGTTAAAACTTGGTCGTAAAACTTGTTCCACAAAATCAATAGCACATTTATAATCGAGGCTTATAACATCACCTACACTATGACCTCTAAATGAATCCGCCAATATTCCATTTTTAAACCTATCCAAACCAGCAGCGTCTTTAATAACTAACGATTCAGTTTCAGCTTCTAACAAAGACAATGATGTATAATATTCTAAATTTCCTATTCGCTGTTCCAAATTACCAATATCGTGCATAGTATATCTTTTATTCTCAATATATTTTGCTCTAACATCTGTTGCTTTAAAGGTATAAGCAGGAATTTCCAATGTATACAGATTCATAGTACTATCTAATCTTATTGGCGGAACTGCCGTCAAAGATGGTACACCCTGATTGCCACCAAATTTTCTTTCTCTACTTAAATAAAGTGTATCAATTCTAGGAAGATAATAACTGTAATCAGCAGACCAGTTTGTGTTAGGTGATGGTATTTCAACATTTTGCATTAGAAGTCCGCCATCGATTCGTCTTGGTCTAAAATCAATACAATCTCTCAACTGAATTTCTTCACCAGTTACAGGGGAAATATATGTTGGAATATTGTCAAAACCAACCGCTGCGGTATAAGAGTCAACAGAAAAATATCCTGTACCAGTATGAGTAAAATGATTAAAGACAACATTAATCTGACCAGCAGGAGCGGTTTCTCCATCCTTCAATTTTATTCTTCCATGTTCGTAAAAATTATCTCTCTGTCCGTTGTCAAGAGAATATCTTGATGTGATATTTGTCGAACCAGTAATTTGACTTGAAATAGTTTTTGTAAAACCAGAAATAGAACCTACAGCTGTTTCTCCAACAAAAGTTCCAGATACAGGAATATAAGTTACTTCTGTAGTATTAGCAGCTCCAAGTACAACTATACCTTTAGCAGCTGAAGTATTACCAGTAATAATTTCGCCAGGTGTTAATGTGTCTGTAGTACTTGTCACAACCAATGTTGGTAAAACTGGAACATTACCTAAATTTCCAGAATCATAAACTGCTATCAATTCATAAACGTCTGAAACTTCTAAGGAATCATGTAACATATTTGTTGTGTTTGGTACAGCTATTGATTTAACAAAAGACTTAGTTAATGATTTATTTTTTTCTTGTTTAGTGTCGATATTCATAGTAGCAATAATATCGACTGTAAAATTCGAAGCTACATTAGCATCAAATGTTATACTTGTATTGGATGGTGCATTGATTGTAGCGATAGCTGGATTATCAAGGTCTATAACATCACCAACATTATAAGCAGATGTTCCAACCGTCTTTACGGTAAGAATATAATAACCTAACTTATTAAGATTACTTAATGTACCAGCGCCAAAAAATGTTTCTGTTGAACCATTACTAGCAATAGACGCTACGCCCTGTGTAAAATTAACATTCTCAAATGTTCTCTTAGTAGTATAACTTGTATCGATGACATTACTAGCATCACGAATAGTTTGTATTGTATTCTGAGGAAGTTTAAATACTAGACTATTATTTCCTGTTTCAAAAAACTTTGCATCACCACCAACTACTCCGCCCTCTTTACCAGTATCATCAATATCTGACCTAGCTTGAAGTACAACAGGAGTTATTTGGTCATCTACTGGAAAAACAATAGACTCAACTTGTCCAAAATCATCACTAGTCATTTTTTCTAAGAAAATATATAAGTAAAACAGTTTAGAAGCACCAGAACCAGAAGAATAAGTTACACTTCTAACTCTTGCTGTACCAATTTTTGAACTTGCGTATGTAGTAGGATTGGTTAGATCAATAGTAGCGCTGTTAACATTATGAAGATCAACTCTTACTTGTTCGGTAATATCATAGTAACCACTATAATTTTTTACAATAACATAATTACCATACTGCATCAAACGATCAAAGTTACTTACATTTACAGTTGTTCTTGCTTTATCTACAGAGACATCTTCAGATATTATAGTTTCGTATTCGTATCCTTCAATAAATGCTTTGCCTGGATCAAGTCTAGCAATAAATTTTGTAGAATCATTCGGATCATCTTTTAATTGAACATTAAAAGGTCTTACAGTATAACTACCTGATTCATCAAATGTTCTTCTGGCGAATGTTTTTTCTAATTCAGAATATAATGGTACTGCAACATCTAGTTGTTTTAAACCATTATCAATTCTAAATATTTCAAAGAAATCTGTATCGTCTATTGAGGTGAGTATTTTCTTTGTTAATGTTATTGAAACTGTTAAACGATCTGCGCCAGGAGCAGAGAAGTTAAAAGAACCCTGTGCGTTATCTAACAAGGTTGAATCATCACCTGACGTTACAATTTTTTCAGTAGCAGTTACACCAACTTTATAAGAAGGTGTATTATCATATTTATCTAAAACCATTGTCTCAGATGTTATTTTTATAAAATTACCATTAACATAAAAAACACCATCAGCAATTGATATAGCACTACCAGTACCAGTTGGAGATGAAGTTGCAGTTAAAGCGGCAACAGCAAGATCGGTAGAGTTAACTCTTTCATTACTAAGGAATGCTGGTTTTGTTTCAATCGTAGAAGATGCATCCGTCCCACTTCCACTACCGCCTGTAAAGGTAATATTTGGTGCTGAAGTATAGTTCTGTCCAGCCGTTTTCATATCAATTGAAGTTATACCACCATTGTTGACATTTGCAACAGCTGTTGCACCAGTTCCACCGCCACCAGTAATTATTACGTTTGGAATACTAGTATATCCTGTACCTGTATCATTAATTTTAATTCCTTGTACACCGTCTGTTACTGACCCACCTGTAATGTATTTAACAAAAAGTGTATCTGGTTCATTAGCTGTAGTATCAGCTGCTATAGTTTTAAGTATTAGTGCTTTAGTACCAGACTCATTACCAACAATAGTCTTTCCATCAAAATTAGAAACATTTATATCAACCCCATTTAATTGAGTCTGGAGTTTAACATATTCGTAATCTAAGTTTAATGTTACGTCAGCACCACTTACCTTACTACCATTTTTAAAAACATGATCTCCAAACTTTTTTATTTGGTCACGGTGAATAGTTTGTTGAGTAGTTAGTTCTCTAGCCTGTACTGGCAAAGATGGTTTGTACATGACTTGCTGAAAGTTTTTACTTTCATCAAAATCGTCAAAGTAAGGACTTTGATTTGTATTTACTGTAATATTATTATCAGACATAATTAACCTTTTTGTTTTGTATACTTGTTTTTATTTATACTTAGAATTCAACAACTAATTTTATATCCTCAGTAGAATCAGATGCTCTATTAATCGGTGTTCTGAATTCTGTATAAATCATTTGTCCAGTACCATCATCAATCTCATTTGCGTTATATGTTGTACCAGTAGCAACTACTCCACCTGTTTTTGGATTAGACAAAAGATGTACTTTTCTAAAATCATCACCTACTGGAAAGTCAGCACCTTCGTTACCAATAAGTCGAGCATTCAACATAACAAAAGCACCTCCAAGTTCTGCGATAGCATCACTTCCATGTCCGCCTGGCGGAGAAATTCTAGGAGTAATAATTGCGCCCGTACCACCACCACTAATAATATTAACAGTTGCAGTAGCAGATGCATAGTTTGTTCCGACTGAAACCATAGCTACTTTTTTAATAACACCAGTATCTACACTTGATACTCTTGCAATAGCACCAGTTCCAATACCGCCACTAGTTACGGTTACAGGGGGTGCTATAGAATATTCACTTGAATTATTTGGTTCTTGTCCAACTGTCCATACAGCATCAACCGTTGCAATTTTTTGTGAGCCATCATAATCAGTAATTGTTCTTAATTGATTTGCGCCCGTTCCAGAAGTAATAAAAATTGTTAAACCATTATAATAATCATCAGTAGCATTAGCACCTAACGCTAATGTAATATTATTAGTTGTTCCTGTTATTGCTGTTCCAATAGCTGACTTATAACCAGTACCGCCATCTGTTACATCAATATGATCTAATGCACCATGAACAGCAACATCTTGTACATCCCATTGGTCTGAACTATCATCAGTTAATATTTCTTTAACTGGAATCCAATCACTTGTTACAAATTTCAAAACATCTCCCTGTGGCACTTCAAACATAAACTTCCATCTATAATTATCTGCTGTTTCAATTATATCAGTTGAAACACCAGTAGGTTCTACTGAAGATGTAGCTCCATGATAATTACTAATACATTTATAAACTCTAAATGCACTTGTAAAAACAAAGAAATCTGTATCAATAATATCATCCTGTAAATGATCGTATTCTGGATAGACCGTACCAATAGTCCAATTAACTCTCTTAATAACATGAGAAACGCTGGACAATGGAATAAGTTTGGCAGCAATCATATCAGCATGATGAATATAAGGAGAGACTGTAGTATCGATTGGAACTGGAATAATCATATCAGTAGGGGTTTGTTCGACATACTCACCAGCGCTAGCTCCAGACCAAGGCGAATCTTTACCTATCATCAAATAAACTTTATTAGTACCCATTGAAGCGATAAAGTTATCTGCGTTATATTTTCTAAAACTATTATGGATTATAGCACTCATAATTATTTTTCCTTTTAATTTTGTTTTCTACTATATTTATAAGACTTATTTTTAATTATTATGAAAATGGCAAAGTAGTATATGCAGGCCAAGTAGCTTCGTCTGCTGTTGTAAAATGTGTTATTGTAGCGTTTGTTAATTTCTTTTGTTTTCGTCCAGAGAAGAAAATATATTCTGAAACTTTTTCGTCTTTAAAATTACTAATAATTGTACCAGATTGCTCAAGAGTTCCGATGATCTGACTATATCCACCTTGACTATTAAACTTTAATCTATCAAGAGTTCTTTTTAACGGCCCAAGTCGTAATTGAGAAA